TTAAGATCTTGTACTCTATTACCTTCGTCATCTGTTCTTGATATAACTATATCGTTGAACAATGTACCAAAGATAATTACATACTTTCTTAGGGTACCGTGGTAAAACTCATGACCAAACATTAGAACCTACCTCCTTCACTGAAGGGATCAGCCTCACTAAAGTCTAGTATATCATCTGATTCTGATTGTATGTATTCGTTTTCTGCACTTGTTATCGTATCGTAATCTCTAGCAGAATCATAACTAGAATCTGATCTATCTTCATTTTCATTCAATATTCTATATCCATCTTCAGTAAACAAAGGCTCGTCTTTTTCAGATACCAGCTGCACATCTATATAGATATCCTGTGAAAACTCTATTTGTAGGTTATCAATTTCAGCAATACCAGTATTAAACTCTTCGTTACTGTATTCGAATAGCTCTACTCTTAGTTGATAGAATTGTAGGGCACCCATTTGATAGAATACAGGTTCGTGCTCAACAAAGCTAATTGAGTATAGTTTACCATTGAGAGGGAACATTAATAAGTCGCCTTCTCTAGGACGCTCAATATTAAACCTAGTCATTAACTCATTTTCAAACTGTCTTCTTGAAATAGCAAGAAGCATTGTGTCTCTAATTTCTAATCCAAATTTAGAAATAAAATCGCCTTCACCTTGGAACCCTTCAACGTTGACTATATAGCATGCGATGTCAGCATGCTCAGTATATACCGCTCTGTCCTCTTCGGAGTACAGTTGATCATAACCGTCTTCACTATAATTTTTAGGTAGGTAAGTAAACTCAATTCCATACATCTTAATGGACTCGTGAACGAGATCTTCAATGAGATTTTGCTCACCAAAGTGAGCCCATTTGTTGAAGTACAGATTTGTAAGTGCCATTAGCCTATCATATCCATTACCGGTAGTGAGTAAGAAGAGATCATTTCACCTTCTAATTTGTCTATCTCTTCCTGTGCTTGCTGGTAAAGTGTTTCACCATTAAATGTAACACCACCAGGAAGCTGCAATCCTGTAAACTTAATTAAGTTCTGACCCCATTGTCTTTTAATTAATGCTGTAGCATATCTTTGTAGCCACCTATCATTCCATACATCCGTATAAGTATCTGGATCTACAATTCGATATGCCTCAGCTATCAAATATTCTCCAACGTTGACTTTTTCCCAATCCATATCTACATATAATCTATTAACATGTCTATTGTATCTTATAGGCTGTTTACCTACTAGTATTTCTTCGATCATTCTTATGTTTTGAAAATTCATATAAAATGGTACCAAGTCATATCTAGATAAATCATAAAGATCGTTAAGAGCTATTTGATACCGAACATTAAATAGATTATTAGTACTAGTGGAATCGCCCACGTCAAATATGTTAATAATCCCAATGATGTTCTCCGGTACTGTTACGTATCTGTTAGTAATATCATCAGCTGTTATTGTTGCTTTATAAAATGTTTTTTCTACACCATCAAAGTGATAGTCTTGATAGTATAACAATGCTTCATCAATTCTATCATCAACCTGATCATCGTCAACGTTGATTTCCAATACAGGTTTACCTAATCTTCTCAAACAATATTCTTTGAACAGAGTCTTGGATGTAGGTTTAGTCATTACTCGTTACCCCAAGCTGTATTTCCATTGGAATATAAAACTTTTAATTCTCTACCTGAACCATCAATTAAAGATCCTGTTACTGTAACATTTGCACCTAGCGTTACATCAGCAGCAAATTGATCTGTTAAATAATTTTCGACAGCTTTAGAAGATACTAGAGTTGTTGTGTTTGATAGTTCAGCAACATTGGAAGATACACCAACGTACTTTGTATTACTACCACCAGATGTTGTAATAGTTATTCCTGTAGTTTTAACATGATCTATATGACTATTAGCATCAGCAACAAGTGCTTGATTTGCTGTAAGTGTACCAGGGTATTCTCTACCACCAACCGATATAACAGAACCTTCTTGTCCAATGAACATCTTTGATCCATTGGCAGAAAAAGCTAACTCTCCGTTTGCTAGACTTGTAGGTACTGCTGTATTACTACTATATTTTACTGTAATTTCTACCATTAGAATGAACCTCCACTTACTCGTGATCTCTCTTCAACATAGAAGGTACTATTGGCAGAATTGTATTTTATTACATCTCCATTGGCCAAATCAGTAGTATCAATGTCTCCAAGATCTAGTACTCTATGAGTAACTCTAGTTTGGATTTTGATAGTATCACCCATTAAAAACTACCCCCCGAAACTCTATCAGCTTGGAGAACAAACTTTTTAATATCTGCATTCCAAACCAAAATTGATCCAGATGTTTTATCTGACATTCTAACATCATCTAATTCTGCTAAATTATTTTGACCAGCAGCAGCGACCGATGGTGTAGCAGAAATAGTTAATGAGTTTAGTCTATTATTAAGACTCCTACCAATTCTAAAAGGATTAGGATTTGCCATTATTGTGTTACCCTCGGTGTTACTGTTACCAAGCCTTCGACGACTCGTAGTTTAGTATTAGCTGAGGTATTGGTCAAAACTAAATCATAAACATATCTACCTTCAGCAAGGTTAGCTGTTTCTGTGAACGTAAGTTCCATAGTTACTGTGCCATTACTAGTACCAGTAGTGCAAGTAAATGTAGCTGCAGCATTAGATGTAGAATAATGTTTTCTTACCTGGGCAGCTGCTGTATAATTTGTTAAATCTACACGATCACCGTTAGCGTCAGTGACGTCGATGTCGGTGGAGAAGCTAGCTCCTTGATCTATAACTATGTTAGCTTTCTCTGCCATTATATGCTCCTAGGTATTATAAATATATTTATACATTACAATATTTGGTGGTAATCATGTCAAAATTAAGTGAGCTCAGACTACACGCACGTAATAGAAAACTCCCAACAGCTGCATGTATTGGCAGACTAGAACCACAATTCATATCCTATAACCTATTTATCTATGATAGTCTAAAGGGTGATCGTTCTAATTACACTGGGATGAAGACAGCAGAAGAGAGACACGAACATGCTGTAGCTGGTGTTAGTACTGGTGAAGATGTGTACAAGTTAGGTGATTTTTATAATCAAATTCACACATCTAAAATACAAATAAACGAAAATGATCTAAAAATTAAACTGCATAATACAAGATATGCAATTCTAGATTCTGGACATGATCTAGAATATCACATGGATCCACCAAACATATATAATATTATAATTCCTTTATCAGATCCAATCACATTTAAGGCTCAAGTACCACATTTAAAGGGGGATGAGATTGATTGTGTTGATATAGAAATAGGTCAAATATATTTTGTTAATCCTAGTTATATGCATATGACTAGCCATCTGTCCGATGAACCCAGAGTAGCTATCTTAGCTAACTTTAATTACAATGAGGAAATTTATGACACCATTAGAGGGCTACTATGAACTTGATCCTGAGGACAATCATTTTACTGATGTCACAGCAGATGTAACTCATAGATGTAATATGGCTTGTGGGAATTGTTATATTCCTAACAGAGACATACCAGATATGGATACTGATAAACTCATAGAGTGTATCAGCAAGTTCCCTAAAAAAACAATGATAAGAATAATGGGTGCAGAGCCTACTGTAAGAGAAGATCTGCCAGACATTATTAAGAGAATTAGAGCATCTGGTCACAGATGCACTTTGCTAACTAATGGTTTAAGATTAGCAAGTAACAGATATGTTCAGAGATTAAAGGAAGTTAAACTATCTCATATTTATATTAGTCTCAATGGTGTCGATAATGATGACTGGTATGAACAGATAGATGAACTTAGATGTGCTAAAACTAAAATGTTAGCTGTTGATAATATTGCTAGAAATAAATTTATTGTGGACACTGGTACTATTGTTGTTAAAGGAATAAATGATGAGGCCCCTGGAAGATTGGTCAGTGTGCTTAAACAAAAGGGAATAGATAACGCTCTTCTTAGAATAAAAAACGTAGGTCAATATGGTGACCATATGGTAGATTCTAACAACAATTATAGTCTTGATGGTCTAATAGAGTTATGTGCAAAACAATTTGGTATTTCTGTTGACTATATTAACTCTTTCAGAGATCATCCTATATACGGAGAGTATGTGGAAACTGATACGTTTATATTCCCAATAGATCCAAACTCTAAAGGCAAATGGATGCATAGAAGTGGGTATTGGGTCAAGATTACTGATTGGGATAGTGATCATGGTAATAAGCCCTATCCTTGGATGGGACAAAAGCGTAGAGGTAGAATAACAGAGGACTTCAAAATTGCTCCTCTCTCTGCTCATTTGGTGGCTAATTTAGGTGGTTATTAATGGAAGAAGATCAAGAAGAACCAACAATTGAAGTTCCTGTAGATACACCAATTCCTTCCTACTTCGAAAGACCAGACAAAGAGTACGAAGCTGTACGGATACTATTCAACCCTAGAAAATATAAGTATTTTATTAAGACTGTATATGAAGACACTTATCAGGCATACTTAAATCCTTATGATTTTAAAACAAGATCTAGAATTAAATTTGAATATAATGAAGTTTCAAAACTATTTGTTATACATAAAAGTTTTAGTGGGTTTCAAGGGCACACATCACCAATAATGGATTCTACATCACTGATGGTAGATAATTTTACTGTGGTTGATTATATGTGGTGTAAGGAATGGTTTCCGTTAACATTATTATATGATGAAAGTAAAACTGAGGAAAAGGTAGATGAATATCTAACTATTACTAGGAAATGGATTAATGACGGACCCAATTAATGTATATTTAATAAAGACAACCCATTCAGAAACTCCCCTTAGAGTTGAGGTGGATGTTCAAGATTATTATACTGATACTCATGTATATACATTATGTTCGCATGTCGATAGAAGTTTAAAAGCGAGAAAAGGATTTAATCTACTAACAAATGATACATTAGTTATGAGACCAGACGTTAAAATTATTAACGTAGGTCACCTAGATCTTTGGGGCTGGTGGAATAAAATGTATCTGTTCAGTAAAGAAGTTAGTGGTGATGGGATCAATATATATTTTGATCTCGATCTAAAAATACAAAGAGATATAACCTGGGTTACAGATTTTTGTTTAGATGATAAAATTACCATGTTGTATTCTTATTGGAAACCTATCGACTGGGAACAAACTGCATACAAGGTATCTAATTACGACCCTAGTTTTAAGTATTCAACATTAACTAATTCTTCATTCATGATGTGGAAGGGTAAACAATTTCATTACATATGGGAAGAATACAGTAAAGATCCAGATAAGTTTATGATAGAGTTCAGAGGTAACGATGACTATATGAACAGATTCCATAGAGATGTCATTAAAGTAATGCCTCGAGGTTTTGCTCACTCGACATTTTACGGTGCAGAAGCTGGATCAGAATTCTTCCCTAGAGATAAAGATCCTTATAAAGAAAGACCTCAGTATCATTTAAATTTATTAAATGGATTAGGTAAGCCAAACAAAGTGAGGCAATAACATGAAAATAAATTTATTGACTATGAAATGGGGCACTAAGTTTCAAGCAGATTATCCAAATTTAATACATCGGATGGCCAAGAGATGGATGCCTGAATATGTTGAGTTAGAGTCATATTGTATGACTGATGATGGTACTGGTTTGGATAAAGATATAAAGGTTGTTGAATGTACTGAAAAATGGTTGTGGGATGATATAACTAATAATGACCAATGGTTCTTTTGGGACGGTATTAAGATGTCGTTATTTGCACCACAACTTTGTGGTATTGAAGGTAGAATATTATTTTCAGATTTAGATAATTTGTTTATAGGACCATTGGATAGAGTAGTAAATACTCAACCTCCAGCTATGATACCATGTGATTGGATGCCTCCATGGCACCTAGGAATGCATCAAGGCAATTACTTTCTTACTATGATGTTTAATGCTAGTTTAATTTATGTGGACAATACTCATCCTATAACTAATGAGATATGGGAACACTTCACTAAAAACTACAAAAAAGCGAAAGGTTCTTTATATAGTGCTGACGCATATTTGTGGAGATGCTGGAGACATAAAATAACTGGGTATCCTAAAGGCACAGTTTATGCATATAACAGAGGTGCTGCATATCCAGACAACTTCTCTTTAAGAGGATACGACTCGAAGTACATATACAGACCAGATCATAGTGTATGTATTTTTATGGAAGAACACGAACCGGATCCGCTTGATATAAAGGAAGGTTGGGTTTATGAAGAATGGAGTCAATACTTTAAATGATTGTATGTATGAAGATTGGAGAAGGATATGGTTCTAGATATGTAAACCAATTATATAAACAAGTTAAAGATTTTGATGAGGTTCTTTGTTTCACAGATGATCCTGAGGGACTAAAGCATGAGATAAAAGTTCATAAAGTAGATAGTTGGTGTACAGAAAGACTTTGGTGGAACAAAGTTATGTTATTTGAACCTGGCCTTTTTAAGGAAAAAGTCGTCTACGTTGATCTAGATTCGTTCATACATGATAGTCCCCGTCACGTTCTTAATCATGCTAATGAAAAATTGATACTATTAAAAACACATTGGTTTTCACCAGATACAAGAGAAAAAATACATATGTGTGATGTCAATTCATCAGTTATGGTAATAGGTCCACAAGGCTCTGAGCCATTATACAGAGAATGGTATGATAATAAAGTTAAACTTTTCAAATCGTTTTACGGTTTAGATCATTGGATATACAGAAGACACAGAAGTAATATAGATTATTTTCCTTCCGGAGTAGCATATTCTTACAGGTATGGTAATCAATACCCAGATGACATAGATGAATTTAAAATAAGGACAGAAATTCCTATTACAGTATTAGATGACATCGTTGAAAAGGATAAAGCTATTGATAAATTATGGAGAACCAAACAATGATTCATCCAGCACTAGATGAAATATACAGATTGTGGCACAGAGGTCTTGGATATGTTGCTGATAAACACGTGTACAAATTTAAAGATTTCAGTGAAAGTATTTTTGATACTCAAATTCAAAGCAAGGCTTGGTTGTGCCATTCTCTGAATAAATCAAAAGACAGAGAAATAAAACAAGTAGAAATCTTAGCAGGATGGTATGGAGTTGTTTCAATACCTATGATAATGTATACATTTGGTAGAGATGTAAAGATTAATATTTATGATGTAGATGAATGCACACATGACATATCCAAATTTATGTTTGAAAACTATCAAAATGTAAATGTGTACCACAAGGATGTTGTATTTGATAATCTGGAATTAGAAGGTGATACAATCATTAATAGTTCATGTGAACATATGTATGACATGTCAGACCTTGTAAATGCTAATAGAGGTAAGTTATTTGTACTTCAAAGCAACAATAACAGAAACGTAAAATGGCTTCATATAAATTGCGTAGATACCTGTGAAGAGCTGATCGAACAAGCAGATATTAAAAATGTTTTGTATAAAGAAGCTACAAATATATATGGAAACAAAAGAATGATGGTAATTGGAACATGAAGTTAACTATTGATAGTCAAATATATGGGTTCACTTTTCTTATGTATGGTCAAATGATATTTGCTCATATGTTTGATAATAAAGAAAATGCTGAATGGGGCAGAATACAACCGTGTTTAAAGAAAATACACAGTGAATTAAATAGATCGAATAAAGACCTAGGATACAAAAGAGCTGTAGAATATAATGGGATGTCACCAATTACATATGATGGATTTCATGATTTGTATTACGTTTTCTATTGTATGTCAAATTACAGGGTTCCGGAAATAAGAATAGGACCAAATGCACAACTCGATCAAGAGAATAGAATCATGCATATGGTCCTATGTAACGTGTGTAGAAAATCACACAAAGATTATAATAGATGGATATCTAGATTTATTTAGACTCAAATTTTTCTCTTATCATTGGGCGTTCTACATAATTAGCTCCCCCAACAATAGGACCATCATATTTGAATTGTTCTATTTTAGAATAATCTAATTCCGCAATAGGCCATTGAAATTCTTCTCCTGTAAGTTCTTCAACCATATCCTTCCAAAGACGAACGTCAAATACAACATAACCTAAATTGATTCTAGGGGACTTTGAATAAGCTGAGTGCCAAAGAATCTTATCATGTTCTTCTTTCTTCCCATAATAACCAACCTTCATACTCCAGCCAGGCTTATCTGGAATGGTAACTATAGAATCGTTTAACGATTGTGCATCATCTTTATTTTTGCCTCGTGGTTTGTGTCCAGTTGATCTAGATGGATCCACAAATCTAAAATAACCATCACCTTCTGGATTATAAGTCATGAGAATGTTATATCCAGGTACGTTCCAGTTAGTATGCCATGCAATATATCCATCAGTAGGATACCACATTTTTAACGCACAAAATCTCGATCCCATATAGTTACCTAATGTTTGATCAAGCCAATTACTTTTTTCAATACATTTTTGTGCTAGCTCTGGATTTATTCTTTCATGCTGCATCCATCTTTGCATTTGGTTAAAATCATAGCCCATAGAGTCTGGAGGAAATCCATCATGAGTATCATGATTCATAGACTCTAAACATTCTTGGCTACATGAAAATTCTGATCTATTTTCTCTATAAAATTTGCCACCTTGTGCTTTGAAACTTTTATCATTTCCAAAGCCATAGTTTTCTTCTAACTTTAAAGACCAAATAAAATCAGACCACTCATTTAAATACGTCAAAACTTCCGACTGAATTTCGTATATTGGGGTCATTAATTAATCCTTCATCTTGTTGTCTTTTTGGTAATGTAAAATGGTGAATAATTTTTTCTTCACCTTTTAATTCACTGTCTCTATACCCCCTGATGAAGTTCCATTTAGGATCTATTTCCATGATCCTTACATTATAATTTGTATAAAAATTTGTTCGCCAAAAGGCATACGTATCCCAAAACCACAGGGACTTCGGATGAGGGTATTTCCAATCCTTCTTACTCTCAATTTGTTCTCTATAATTATCATACCAAGCATGGAGCATTTCAAGGACGTTTGGTTTATTCCTATAAAGGAACATACCACAGTGCCACATTAATCTATAGACACCGTTCTTTGCGTTTTCTTCCCAAGAGTGAACTGCATAAAGTGGTTTGCCATTTTTTTCATCACCACCTTCCCAGATCAACTCTTTGTCTTCTTGCTTATAATGTCTCAGTTCTTTATCTTCTGTAAAATAAACTACCTTAGCATTATACGCTCTATTTATTGTCATAGACATATCGTGATCATCATCAATCTGATCAAAGATATATTTAATATCTTCTGATTCACAATAAGTATCTGCATCCATATAACAAGTTAAATCATATGGTGTTTGATCTAAAGCCCATAACTTAGCTCTACAATGAACAGGAATATTAGTAATAATATTCTCAAAAATTAATGGGTCTCTTCTTTCATCTACCCACTCTTTGTGAGTAAACAAAGTTAACTTTGCTTCAGGCCAATAGTCCTTAATAGACATAGCTGACATAACAGCAGCATCATAATAAGGCTTTGTTAATGAAGCAACATAAACAAAACCATTATTGCTCATTTGTTGCAGCCTGCTCTTTCTTCAATTGTTCTAATGCAACTAAAGCTCCAACATATGCTGTGACTTCCATAATAGATTTAGCTTTTCTAATTTGAGATTTAACTTCTCTATTTTGAGCATCAGCTACAATAGGAATTTCAAATGCTTCAATCTTAGCTTGGAAAAGATCTTCTTGTTTACGCTTAGTATCCATTTCCTTCATTTCATCTTCTTCACGCTTACGTAGACGATTGATCTTATTGATTTCTCGTTTAGTAGCGTCATTAATTTGATCTTCAGTAAATGTTTTCTTTACCCAGAACCAAGCAGCAGCATGCTGCTGAGATTTATCTATTGTATGATTCTGAACTGAGTTATCAGGCATTCTTAAAAAGAATGTGATTAGGTTTCGAGCATCATTACCATAAAATGCGTAAATTAATTCACCGTCACCAAAAGGATATTCTGGTTGTTTTTGTTCTTCTTCAGCCACTTTTAATTCACTCCTTTTCTTCAAAACGTCATCTTTAGACATACTAACTATATTATCTCTATTATTAGCTAACTGCTCCATCAAAATAGTTTCTTTAGTAGATGATTCATCGTGAGGAAGGCCAGATCCTTCGATCTCCTTCCTCCCACGATTTACTCTATAGTCGAGGGAACGGTTGGCCTGATCTGCTTCAGTGCCAACGTCTTCAAGCATTACTTTAAATCCGTGATCTTCAGGATTTATCTCTAAGCTACTCTCACCCATAATGTATAAGTATCCTCTTCACCAGCACCATAACTATCTGCATACGTATTTATATATGCCTTTTGATAAGTTGCATCATATCCTCTATTGAAAACACCTACGTAAGTGTTTTCAAAGTATCCTGTAAACACACCACTGTATGTCGTAGTATATGTTTTAGTGT